TCATCGACTTCTTCGACCGTGATGTCCTGAAAGCTGTCGCCGAAGCCCGGGACGGACCGGACGTGCTTGATCTGCGTGTAGGTGTCGGCGGCGAGGGCCGCCTCGGTGAATGCGTCCGTCGCACTGCCGATCGAGATTCGAGCTCGCGCGACCGGATTGGGGTTGTTCGCCATGGCCTTGTCCTTTCGTGGATGGCGCAAAGAAAAGGCCGCCTCGAAGGGCGGCCATGGTGTCTCGCGGGATTGCGAGAAGAGGGTCGGTTGCCGCTACTCAGGCGGCGGAGAAGGATCGATGGGCGCCCTTTCCCGTGCGGCCTTCTTGGCCTGCGCCTCGGTGCCGCCAACCTGGATGAGGCCAACTGCCGCGTAGGCTGCAACGCGAGGGTGATCCTTCGACGTCGCGACAGCCTTTGCGTCGCCCGGCATGATTTCGACGAGCTCGGCGTCGTCACTCCGAAACAAGACTGGCGAACCGGAGATGTTGGCGATCTGCACCATGGCGGCCTCCTTAGCCTTCGATGACGAATTTGTAGGGAACGGTGATCGACAGTGTGAAGAATGAGCCGTTGGCGCTGCGATCGTTCGTGCTTGGCGACTGCGGTGCGTAGCACTGCACGCCTTCGAAGCTTTGCCCGCGAAAAAGGGCGGCAATCTCATCCAGCCATGCTCGGGCTTCATGTGTTCCCGATCCACTATCAGCGGCTATGAGGATGCGAAAACCGCCCTCCTCCTCGAACTCGTCCGCAGTGATCCACTCGGCGCGGCACCAGGGGAAGTCCAAGAGCGCCCAAGCGCCAGCCTCGTCTGGTGTCTCAGTGAAGCTGTTTTCGACATAGACGGTGCACTTGTTGAACCCGGCCGCCAACCGTGCCTCTACGGCTTTTACGACGGAGAGATGTGCCATCAGAACGGCCTCACGATGATGGCGGGGTGCGAGTAGCCAGTGTCAGCGTCAAAATTGTCGACGGAGTAGGTGATGCGAGCGATATTGCCGAAGCGTGTCGCGGCCGTCACGGCTATGGCGCTGTAAACGCCCTCAGGAGCCTGCTGAGACTGTCCCGCGCCAACGCGCGATGTCTGCACGAATTTGCGCTTGTCGCGTCCTGTGCGGTCTCTACGGCGCGTTGTGTGCGTCCTGGGTTCGATCTTACGGGCGTAGGGCTGCCGATTGACGAAAAGGTAGACCTTGCCCACCGGAATAATGCCATCTGGATCGTGCTCAACGCCATCCACTTCGAGGACATGGCTGCGTTGATATTTCCCGGTCAGACGCGGGCTTTCGATGATCAGCTGTTCGCCGATCCATTCCAGAACATGCAGGACGGGATTGAACTCGGCGACAATGACGCCGTCCGGCTGGACGGATGGCAACGGAGCGCCCTTCTTTCCGTCGACCGTGACCTGCGGGACCGTATCACCCACCCCGGCAGATCGATTGCTGGCGCGAATATCCGCGATGCCTCTTTCGGCGACATCGGCTAGCCTTTTGGACCGCGCTGCGGGTGACTTAAGGTCCGATACAAATACCTGGACCTGTCGGCGGAAGGCGTCTAGCTGCATGTCTACCCTCCGCTTGCGACCCCGTCGTAGGCCAGAAGCAAATCGCCATCTCGGTGCGTTTGGTCATCCGGGCGCTCTGTGAACGTCAGGCGAATGCCGTCAACGATGAGGCGATCGTTCTTTCGGAGCGGCGCCATCTCTGGCGGCAAATCTGCCGCCAGGACCAAGACACGACGCGAACTCGCAGAGATGCCGCCGGCAATCTCGTCTTGAGTCGCCCCGCGAATTCGAGCTCGCACAGCGGGAGCCGAAAGAGGCACGCCGTTTACAACGGGCCGCTCAATCGTTACGCGGCGGCCGTATTGGTCCATCAGTTTGCGATAAGTGGAGATCGTCCGCATCAGACCCTCATGATGCGATAGGGATCTAGGAGGCGACCAATGGTCATTTTGGCCAATCCCGACATGGTGGCCACGTCAGTAAAGGTGCGTGAAAACGCTCCATCCACCTGCTCTGACCTAAGACCAGACTCAGGCCCGATTTGCCGCCATTGATCTTCAATCCAGATCAGGGCCGCCACCTTAAACTCGAACTCTGCACCTATTGGCACGATAGCAACATTACAGTAGCGCATGACGGCGCCCACTGCAGCCCCGATCCAGAGCTCTAAACGATCATTGTCGTCATTGCCTTCTATGCGGAGGTGCTCCTTAACCTCATCGATAGTCAGGAGAGGTGCTAGTTCGGCAACAACGACATTGCTCATTTCATCAGACCTTGGACTGCTCTTTGAGATTTTTCTCTACTGCAGCTGCAGTCGTCAGATTCGGATCATTGAAATCGATGCGATTCTGCAGGGCGGTGGTGTTTGATCTGGGATCCGCGTCTACGGCAGGATGCGACGGATCAACGTCCGGCACGATCTGCAGCGGAGCGCCAGATGGACTGAACGCAGTTGCCTCAGAAATGCCGTTGCCTTTGACCTCGGCGCCATTTTCGGTGTGCTTGTTAGCCATGAAAGCCTCCAGATAGAAAAGGCCAGAGCGGAATGCCCTGGCCTACCTTTTTGCCCTTAGGAAGCGGCGACCTTCAGTGCACGCATCGGCTCAGGATTGAAGACACCACCGCCAACACGCTTGACCGTGTAAAAGTGGACGTAAGGCTTGTTCGTGAACGGATCGCGGAGCACCGAGATGCCGATGCGATCAATCACGAGGTAGGTCGACGCCATGTCGCCGTAGAGAGCGGCAATGTTGCCAGCGCCCACGACCGGCATATCGGCAAGCTCGACGATCGGCGAACCACCCAGCGTCTGCGGCTCCCCAGATACGTAGCTAGGCTGCCAGAGGTAGTTACCTTGGCCGTCCTTGAGCTTGCGCGCAGAGCCCAGCGACAAGCGGTTCATGTACAGCTTTGCGTTGCCAGCAAATTCACCAGGCAGGCTGTACATCAAGTCGAGAAAGCCGTCAGCCGTTAGGGCTGCGGCCTGACCGCTGTTCGTGACCGGGATCGCGCCCCAAGGATGCTTGGCGGCGTTCGCCTCGCCCTCGACATAGGTCAAAATACCGTACGGCTTGTTCGCACCGTTGCCGGAAAGGAACGCGATGCCCTCCTGGCGGGCGAACTCGGTTTCGACTTCATCTGCGAGCCATTGCTCGAGATTGATGGCCGCGTCGTCCAGCAGCTGCTGAGAGATCGCCGGGTTGGCGTAAAGCTCGCCCGGCGTGAAGTCGAGAGAACCGAACTGCGGCGTAGAAGTCGCCGGACGCGAGGCGGTTTCACCAACCCAGCCAGAGCCGACAGCGCGATCCGTGAAGAGCTTCTTGAAGCCTGACACAGAGATGCTTACGACGCGAGCGTTCGCGCGGATCTGAGAGACGCGCTTGAGCTTGCCCGTGATCGTTCGATCCCACTCAATCGGAGCCAGATAGCCGCCGTCGGCATCCGTCCCCTTCGTCATGGCCGCCGAGATGGTGCCCTTGCGCATATGGGCCTTGAAGCCCTCAATATACTCGGGGTCTGACGCAGGGAGATCACCCACGCCACTCTCGCCAAGTTTGGCTGCAGCGATTTTCGCGTTGATCTCATCGATCGACTTTTGGACGTTCGTCTGCAAATCACCGATCGAAGCGTTGATGCGATCAACCTTCTCATCAAGGACAACGTCGGCCTTGCCCTTCTTCAGGTCTTCGAGCTGCTTCGTGTGTTCGGCCTTGAACGTCTCGAAGCCCCTATTCACTGCTTCGATGGCGGTCTTGACGTCTGCAGGGGTGGCCTCTGCGCGCACAGCGAGAAGGCCACGCGGACGCCGCATGATTGGCATGAAGGTCATAGAGACCCTCCTTTGAAAGAGGTGGAGGTTGCTACGAGCGCTTGGAGGCTCGCGAGAATGCCAGCGTCCTGCATGGCGTCGGCGGCAGCGTCCTGCATGCCGCGCAGATCATGAAAGAGTTGTCGACGCTCCGCCTTCGTCAGCTTGCCCGCAAGCTTTCGATCCCATTCGCGAAGCGAATGAGAGATATCGTCGGAGTTGTCTGCGTATACAGGCGATTCGGCCCGAACATCGAGCAGGCCATCAGCGAGGCCAATATCGACTGCTTGCTGCCCACGGAAGTAGGTGCCGCCGCCACGATCCTTAGACATCAGCTTCAAGATCTCAGCCGGCTCCTTTTGAGCCCGCTTGGCGTAGGTTTCGGCCATTGCCTGATCGAGGTGCTTGAGTGTCGTAATCGTCTGCGCATGATCCTCAGCGTTACCGGCCGTGATGCCCCACGCATTGTGGATCATCAGTTCGCCATTCGATGGGATCAAGACGGTATCGGCCGCCATCGCCACAAGTGAGGCGGCAGACGCAGCGACGCCCATAATTTGAGCCGTCACCTTACCTCTATGCCGAGCGAGCATGTTGTACATCGCAACGCCTTGGAAGTAGTCACCGCCAGGAGAATTAATCTCAAGTACGACGTCGGTATCGGCGCCAATCGTTCGAAGCGCTGCAGCCATTCGCGCGTCGGAAAAGCCGTTGTCTCCGATAAAGTCAAACAAGCTGATCGTCGGGCTATCACCTTCGGCAGCGACACCCGATTTTGCCTTGAAAGAGGCAGCAAGCGGCTGATCGGGCTCATATCTAAACCCTTCTGGCCGATCGAACTGATCATCAATCGCCGGCATCTTCGCGAAGAATCGCGCGTTAGGCTTCCGAATTGTCATTGACTGGTTCCCCAACAGCGCGGGCCAATCCCATCGCGCCCTTGCTGACATCGTCGCAACCTTCCTTAGGCGGAAGATCAAGGATGCCTCGGATTTCGTTTTGCGACTGCCATCCTGGAGCGCCGCCTGTTCCAAGTGCCTTGGAGAAGAAGTCTGCTTGGTCCTTCATAGAGCCGCGCAGGAGGGCACCTGGATTGAACTTGATCGATAGCGTGTCTTTCTCATCGCCAACGAGTAGCGACCGTTCGGCGGCCTGCTGCCATGCCTCAAACCACGGACCAAGGGCGTACTGGACAAAGAACCGGCCGAGAGCCTCGATACCGGACCCCCAGCTTGTTTCATCAACCATCAGCAGTGGACGCGGCACGCCCGTAACCCGGGCGATCTCCTCAACCTGCATCTTACGGAGTTCGGTCATCTGCGCGTCGCGAGCGTTTTGGCCAAGCTGCTCGTATTTCATGCCCTCTTCGAGCACGAGATTCTTGCCGGCGTTCTGGGCACCCTCTTTTTCGGCTAAGCTTGCCTTCAGATGCTCCAGTGAGGGATCACTTAGCTTGCCGGGGTGGGTCAGAACGCCCCCGACGAACGACCCGTTTTTGAACAGTCGGCCGGCCGCTAGTTCCGCGCTGATGGCGAGGCCAATCGCGTCCCTCGCCTGTCGAACGAGCGAGAGACCATGGATGCCGTCAACTGAAAGGCCACGAAGGTGGAACACCTCATCTGGGTTGAGAATACGCTGCCCCCCCTGTGAAGGCGTGTACTTGTAGACAACCGTCCAGTCAGGGTTCTGTGTGACCGTTACCTTCTCGGGATCAAGCGGAATGAGGCGAACAATGTTCTTCTTGCCAGTGGTAAGATCACGCGAGCGAATGATTAGAGCGTATGCGTTGCCGTGAACTAGTGCCCTCATCTGCATAAGCGAACGGAAATCGAAGGCTGACTGCCAATTGTTCGGCTCGCGATGCAGCAGCCGATATAGGGGATGGTCAGACGCCTTCTCTTTCGTATCTTCGTTGATCAGCTGCAGTGGGAGCATGCCGATCGCGTAGGAAATTAGGCTGACTGCCCGGAAAACCGATGTGTTGCGAAGAGCCGTATCAATCGTAACCGTCGCACCCGATGCCGATTCGTACCCGCAGCGGAGAAACTCCATTAAGGCCGGATCTTGAAGCGAGTATACGACTGTCCCATCACCAATCTCAGCGCGGGGTGGAGCCCTCACCTCACCCGGCGGTGAGCGACGAAACAGATCTAGAATACCCATTCGTCCTCACAGCATCAGTATGCCTCGGCGTTCGTAAACTGACGGGCCGGAATCGGGATTTGGCCGGTCAGTCGCAGCCCCCGTTGCCATGGCCAATGCCACTGCAGCGTCGATGCGAACCGAAGCTCTTGTCTTCACAAACCAGCGATTCCCATGGGGATCGGGTGGATGGTTGAAGGTTGCGCCCATCAAGGCTGTCATCAGGACGGGGTTCGAACGAAGTCGGATCCTGCCGTCGATGATTAGGTTTTCAAGCTCAGCCACCGACCCAGGCATCCAGAGCCCAAGCGGAGGCTTTTCACCTGCGTTTTTGGCCGCCTCGAGCCGTTCGGCCGAAGGTCTCGCTCGTATCTTTCCGCCCTGAGGATGCGGCAGCTGCTCCGCGCTGATGCCATAAACATCGAGCTCTTCCTTGAAGGCAGCGTAGGCATAATTGTCATAGGCGATCGCTTGGATGTCATAATCCCGATCAAGCTCGGCAACGCGGGCAGCGACGATATCGTACCGAATGCGCGGCCCTTCTGGCGCGTTTAGGTAGCCATTACGCTCCCAGACGTCATAGGGCTGCTTATCAGCCGAAGTCCGAGCGGCCAGCGTGTCTCCCGGGGTCCAAGCCTCAACCCATGCGTCGAACGTCGGAAGATTGACGACAGAGCCATCACGCCGCTCGATTTCTCGAACTCCCGTGGGAGCAATGCAGGCGATCACCGTCATATCCTTGGACGAGGATAGATCGATGCCAAGGTAAAGAGGTCCGCCGTCAGGCAAATCCCACTCAGACATCACCTTTTCGACCGTTGCGCGCGGCATCCATGCCTTATCCGCATCCGTCCAGACGCAGAAGTGAAGGCGAAGGATGTTGTTGAGCTTGCCAGGCACGTCCCTCGCCTCGGCAACGACGCCTGCGAGGTATTCATAGGTCAGGATCGTTCCAAGAAGCGGGTTAGCTTTTACCCAGCACGCGGGATCGTTGAGTGGATCATCGTCCTTATCGAGCGAACAGACATAGGCGAACACGCTATCGCTGCCGTCCCATGTCTCTCCGACGTAGGAGAATTCATCGTCTGGCGTCTTCGTACCAGACACCACCCGAACCGCGCGCTCCCGCTCCTCCCAGCACACGCTGTTGCGATCTGAACCGGAGTTCGTGATCATCAAAAGCAGAGGCTGCTGACGGAATTTGAAGCCGCGCTGGAGCATCTCCATGATGCTGCGGTCTGGGTGTTCGTGAACCTCGTCACAAAGCGCAAAGTGAGGCCGCGGACCCGAGCCTGTCTTTCCCGCCTCCTTGGAGATCGGGCGGAAGAACGACTGCGATCTGTGATGCGCGACGTTGAACTCTTTGCCGATGCCGCCGCTGAACGTCAGCCGCTTCGAGAGAGCCGGCGACTGCCGAACCATCTTGCAGGCGTCCTGAAACAGGATTTGAGCCTGGTCTTTCTTGGCGGCCGCTGCGTAGATCTGGGCGCCGGCTTCTCCATCGGCTGTCAGGCCGTACAGCCCAACGCCGCCAGCGAAGGGCGATTTACCGTTCCCTTTGCCTTCCTCGATGTAGACCGTCCGAAAGCGGCGTGTGCCGTCCTCGCGCTTCCATCCGAAGATCGAACCGAGTTTGAATACCTGGCTGGGATGAAGGTCGAACGGCCGGCCGTCGAACTGGCCCTCGCTGAGCTTTAGTCCTTGCTCGAAAAAGTTGAGAACGTGAGCAGCAGCGTCCTCGTCAAACCACAGCCCTCGTTCTTCGCCCTTTGCCAAGTCGTCAAAGTGCCGACGGCAGGCATTGCGGACATGAGGCCCAGCGACAACGTAGCCGTCAATGACAGCCTGCGCATAGGCGGAAACTCGCTTTAGGGCTTCACCTTTTGAACAGCGCTTCGTCTGGGTCTTCCTCATCGCCATCGGGCACCGCAATCTTGCTCGCGTCGGACGGCGTGGCTCCCATCTGACCAAGGCACTGACGAAGGAGATTGAGCGCCTGCACGCCAACGTCTTGGCCGGCCGTAAGGCGCGCACGGATCGTCACGGCGATCTCAACGAGCGCCCGATGCGATTCAGTCAGCCATGGAATTTCAGTCTGGAATGTGGACCAA